GGAGTACCTTTCTGGATTTGAACATTTCAAATATTTTCTTCTGTTGTTCTTGTATTGGATCAGATTCATTCAACTGTCTAGCAAGGGATGAGGATTTTTTTATTTTCTTGAAATCGTCATCCAAGTCATCAATCGCCACTATCTGTTTTTTGAATTGCTTTAATACCAACTTAGTAAAGTCATTCATCAAACTGTCCGCTTCTGTGAACATTTTGAAATCTTCTTTGGTCAGCTTGAACCCAACTCCATTTTCATTAACGCCCACTATTTTCTTTATGAATGCTAAACGCTCGGTGTTCTTCCTTTTGACTGTCTTAGCCAACTCCTCTTCTTCTTCATTAGATGTGTTTGATTTGATGGTTTTGATTGCTTTATCAACATCACTCTTTATAAATGCACTCATTGAGGTTATGAGTTTGGTGAGTGAATCTTTTGCTATTGCTGGATTAGTTGGAAGATTGTCAGTAAGATTCTGAGCAGATGAGAAACTCTCTATTTCACCTGCCAACTTTCTTCTCTCAGCATTAGCTTCCATGACCTTATCCGAAGTATTTTTCAATGCCTTTTCTAGCTTTAATATATCAGCGCCGAGCGCATCACTAGTTTCTATTATTTCTCTTATCACAGTACTGGTATCTCGTAGCCATGCTTTAGTATCTGAGCTTCCAAGCATATCCTTTGAAAGCCCTGTTGACTCACTCAGTCTAGTAATGGCATTAGAATAGTCTAAAAATGCAGTCCCTTCATGTATATTGTCACGCAAAACAGTTCCATGTATGTTTGCTTCTTCCTTTACGTGCAAGTTCGATATTAGTGTGTCTATGTCATTAGTGATTTGTCTAAGTTCTTCCACACTCTTTTCTTTGATTTTGTATTTGAAGATTAAATTCCTTCTACCCTTTCTTGTATACTGCTTAAAAGGCATCTCACCAGTTCGGGTGTACTCTTCACCTTTTTTAATGTCAAGCCCTACAACAGTATCTAGCTTATTAGACATCTTATCAGATAATGGAGTACCACCAGAAAAAAATCCACTGTTACTGAGCGGTTTTTTATCAAATTCATTTTTTTCTTCTACACGTTTCTTTATCTGTGATTTGGTAGAAGCTCTCAATTCATCAATTTTGTGCTGATTCTGCGCTTTGACAGCTCTTTCCATTTGTCTAGCCAACTCCTCATAGTCAGTGGCGTTAGAGTTTATCAGTCCTTTCAATCTGGTTCGAGCTTCTATCTCAAGATCAAGATTTGGGATCATTTTTCTAAGTGCATCATTAACACCAAGCCTCGCATCTTTATCACCCAATGTGAATTCTTTGTTTTGGTTTATCAAATACAAGGCATCTTTCAATACCTTGTTTCTGTTGCTTTCTTCAATGTGGGTGTCACGTATTCGCTTCTTTAGTGATCCCATAGTTCTGCCTATGGACTCCATCTTCTCATCCATCAATCCGGCTGCTAAACCCGACAATCCCATGATGGCTGCCAAACCTGCAAAAACACCTGTGACGTTGGTGCCTGTTATGCCCAATGTTGCCAATGACACACCCAAAGTTCCTGCTGCGCCTGCTGTTGTGAACAATGCACCAATGACAGCACCAAAAGATATAATAGATCCAATAACTAATAACGCTGCTGCCAAAGCAACCAATGTTGCCACGAATACACCAAACGCCAATGTCGCCGCTGAGATTGATCTGATCAGTGCTGAGTTATCAGCTATGAATTGAGTGACTGATTTCACTACTGATGTGAATCCATCCAAAACAAGCTGTATAACAGGGCTTAATGATAATCCAAGCTCTTGTGAAAATATCTCAACAGAGCCTCTTGATCTGTCAATTGAGCCTGATAATGTAAACTGTGCATCCTCCAATGCACCTGCTGATTTGGTGGCTTCCAGTTGTACCTCATTCATTATTGCATGTGCTTTTTGAGATTTATTCAACTTGGCTACTGTGGTCCCAATTGAGTCTGCATACTCCTTGTAAATGATTGATATATTTTTTGTTATACCAGCGGCATCAGCCAAGGTTGATAGTTCTTGTTTGAATCCCTCAAACGCATTTACAACTGCCTGATTCAAAGTCAACGCTGCTTGCTTATTCTCAATTGCAACAGCAGTCATATTCTTGACCGTTGCAATAGCCTCATCCAGATTCAACCCAATCCTCATAGCCAGCTTAGTGGCTCTCGCCGCCGCACTTAATGAAAGAATTCCATCCTTCACAAGTTTTAAGTTCTTAACTGAATTAGTGGCTTGTCTGCCAGAGACACCATTCACCCTAGCCTCTCTACCTAATGAATTTAAGGCTTTCTCTGCTTCCGAGGCTGAACGTGTCACTAACGCTAATGGAAGGGTTATACCAGCTATGACAGCCCCCAGAGTTAGTAATAACTGCCTAGTCCTAATTAGGTTTCTTTGCACAGGTCTAAACTTCTGCTCAAGTGGATTCTTGGTTGATGCTCTAATCTTCCTGACTTTGCTTAGTAGTCTTTCTGCCTCTACATCAGATAGCAAACCAGTTTCATCCCTTATTTTTTTGACTCTTGTCTCAATGCCTCTCAGATGGGATTCCTGCATCTTGAGTTGACGCAACCAGTTTTTTCCTCCACCTGCATTGATAGACTCATTTCTTCTGATGGCACTAATTAATGAAAGCTCAATTTTTTCTTTTTCAACCCTTCGCCTTACTGTATTTTCACGTCTGAACTCAACTTCATGTATGCTTTTGTGCATTCTAAGTTGGGTTCGTAAATCTCCCTTCATTTTTCTTAGTTGGGAATTCAATAATCTGGCACTTGACACAGCCTTGTCATTAAACCCCATTTCTTTCATATCACGGGTTAGATTTTGAACCCTCTTTGTAAGATTGAGTAAATCCTGTGTTCCTTTCTCACCCAGTAAATGAAAATTGTTTTTTGCCCGTTTTGTAATGTCAACAATTTTCTTCAATTCCCCATTTAATACAGGAATTGAACCACTAAATTTTTTGTCTTGAGTGTTGACCTTGATGTCTTTTAGGGTTTTATTGAACTTGGTAGTCAACGTATTGAGTTTGTTGAGTGCTACCTCAGAATGAGTTATGTCTGTTTTGACTTTGAATGTAGCTGGCATACTATGTCATCCCCGTTTTGTTTATCATAGACATGAACTCATCAGAAGTTGGTTCTGTGTAGCCCGATGGGGAGCCACTTAATTTGTCCATCTCTTTTGCATCATGCTCTGCCAATCTTTTCAGAGCGCAGAATTGAGCAATAGTCAGGTCGTTGTTGATAAAATCAACATCAAACCCTAGTGATAGAAGCCAACGGTATATTATTGCCCAAAAGCTGGTTGTTGGACAGTCTTTATCAGCTTTTTGAGGGTGGGGTTATTCAGTAAGAAATCAATATCATTTATTTCCTTAAACTTCCCAAAGATAAATTTCATTCTAGGAATGGATAGACCATCGATCATTTCAGCAGAGAAACCATCATCCTGAAACATTAACTTTAGAATGTCTGCTAAAAAATCAGGAGCAGTGGTCACAATGAATAATGCGTATTTCTCAATACGTTTCTTCACCATAGATGAATCTATATTAGCTATCTCAGATTCAATTTCATCCATAGAGTCTAATAGATCATCAAAATAATTTGGATTAGATATAGACAATGATTCCTTCGCAACTTCACCCATAGAGTTTATTTCATCAATACGAGTTTCTAGTGTGTCCCTCTTTTCTTCCCATTCTCTTTTAAGGGCTTTGGTCTCAGACTCAATCTCACTTTCAACTTTCTTAACACCTGCCACAATTATATCAGTCTTTGAAGACCACAGTATCTCTAATTCTCTAAAGAACCTAATCAACTTTAGTGGTTTTAACTGGCGTTGGGCAGACCCATCAGGTGTGGGGAATTCAATCATTACTTGTAATTTTGTCTCATCAAATACATTATTTTCCATTTTTCTCCTAATGACAATAAAGGTAGACCTTAATATGGTCTACCTTTATATCAAGACTGGAAACAACTAGATTAAGAGGTTTTTCTAAGAACGGTTAATCCATTGACTGAGGGATCATGTGGAGTTACACCACGAATCTGTAAAGTAAGACTTTGGGGCGTTTTGTCTTGGTGAGTTGAGGATGGTCCTGTTGAAACCTTTGCCTTGTTCACAATAACTTGCATGTCAAAGTCATCAACCATTTTACATAAGAATGTTACACGGAAATATCCCGTATTGCCAATGTTGACATCTTTCAAATCATGTTGAAATGCTTCACCACCACACAAACTGTTATTGAAGGTTCCGCCCATGACAAGAGCTAAAATCTCAGGACTTAACCCCGTCAACTGTAAATCAACAGTGATGCCATCTTGTGTATTAGAGATTTCCAATAACTGGTCATCACCTCTATGCTCAAACGATTCAACTGGCATAGACCAATTAGCTTGAGTCAATCCTTTTACTGAGGTCATAGTACCGATTGCATATGAATCTGATACGGTTGTGTCTGCCGTAATGGGAGTTATCTCTAAATCCCTTGCACCCATCATAAAGCCGCTTGCTGCTAAACCCATTTTCTTCTCCTTAATCAACCTTGATTACATAATATCTTAGGGCTACAGCCCTTGGCTTTGGTGCCATTTTTAGTTCGCCTGTCTCAACCTCAAGAGTCCTTTGAAACCTACAGGTCAATTTCGATCCTGTAATTGCATCACTGAATGATTTTCCATTCACTACATTTTGTACTGCTGATGCTATTGCTTCAAGCTCATCGTCCGTGTTCCTCATTGTGAATATAGTAACAGTTAAATTATTTATTTGAACTGAAATATCTTCCCCCTCTGAATCAATAGTCTCGTCTGTGACCATTATGAATGGGAAGTCTTCTAGCTTGTGGGGAAACTGTCGTTGATAAACTTTCAAACCACTAATGGCTTGAATTGCCACATCATTTCTCAACCCTGTTGCAATCAGTCTCGATGTAATTATCATGCGAAAAACCACTTCTTGGCCATTCTTCTCAATGCACCAATTTGTTGTAGGGATGGATTTGAATATGTGGCTTCCAGTTGTGCCTTCTTAATTGCATAGTCAACCCAAAACTCATCCATCAATCTTCTGTCCTGTACGTAGTATCCCAATATATAAGCGTTTCCAAAATCTGTTTCTATTTGGTATTTGTTCTGCACCCACCTATTGACATACTTACCATAAGGTTTTCCCTTAGAGTTTAATGGGACTCTTGATCCCACATTACCCTTGAATGTTATTGTGTCTCTTTTTATTGTCCCTTGTCCTACTTTGGCTGTCTTCCTCAACTTACCTGTTCTGTCGGTGTATGGATCTTTTGTGGAGCCTTTAGTGTTGGCGACTCTTAACAGTTTCTTGGAGAATTTATCAGCAGCATACTCAATAGATTTATAATGAATGTATCTTATAACCCAAGTGAATCCATCTATGTACTCATTCAGATTACTCTCAACTGATATTTTTAGGGCCATTATATTCACCCAAAACATAAACCATAGACCTGCGTTGATCTATCATTTGTAGTAAAGTATATACACCCTCAACTTCATTATGTCTGTTCTTCACCATAACCCTGTCAAGAATTTCTGGTCTTAGTGCCAGTGGATCAATATACTTATGTGAGATTGAGACATACCCTTTTGCTGTTACATCCATTCTATTCAGTGACTCACTGATTTTAACAGAAGAAGATGAAGGGCTGAAACCACCCTTGAACACACCTATCAAAACTGAATATAGGTTTGGTGACGCATCATCATTCCTGTCCACAGTGATAGAATGAGTTGGTGATAGAATTGACATTAGTAACCAAACACATCATTCTCTAATGAGCTTAACTCTATTTTGAGATGGCGTATATGATTATGGACGTCCCATTCACCTTCCTCATTCATAACCTCTTTGAATCTTTTCGTCAATTCTGGATTACCTGCTATCATGGTAAACACCTGCACCCTGGCGGCTTGGATTTGGGCTAGACTACCAACTATATAAGCCTCAAATGGATTTAGTGATTGGTCATTTAGCAAAGATGTATAATCATCATCATCCAATATTTTGTGATTGTTTAATGAATCCTTTGGGTCTTGCATTAGTGATCTGAGTTTATGTAGGTTGTGGACGATAAGCATTAAGACACTACCTCTATCTCATCACCGTAAATGTCGTATTTCTTTGATTTATCCACTTTTGCCACCGCTAGGTAAGGTCCAGGTGTAGAACCCATTGTAGATAGCTTCTTTTCCAAAACCTCTATCCTAGATGATAAGAATTTCTCTAGGTTTTTCAGGTGTGCTTGTCTTGCCTCATACTCTGCTTTGACATTGGAGTCACCAGTTCGGGTGGTTGGTATAAGAATCACATTCATTGAAACAGTTATTAGTAACTGTTCCATAGCTTTCAAGGCTACTAATTGTCTATTTATCTCAACATTCTCAGTGATTGAACCTTCAGATGTGAACCCATAGTAATTAAGGCTGATTTCTATTGCAGTGGTCAACAGAGAGGTGTAGTTTGGACTTGCATTGGTAGGATCAATTAGTTTCTTTGAACCAGAGCTGTACATCTGGACTATAGTTGAGATGGTAGGCATTATTTAGCTGAACTTCTTCTAACTTTGGCTTTGGGAAGTTCTATCAAATTGTGCTTAATGAAGCAAGTATTCCATATTGGCGTATCTTCTTTTGAGATTACACCCAAAACATACTTAGCCTCATCTTCTGATGCGTTATTAGAGTTGATCTCTTCTAGTACATTTCTTGCCAATGCACGTTCAACAGATGTTCCTGCCTCTTCACATGAACTTATCACGTTAGTAAAGAAGAAATACTCATCTGTGTTTCCAATTCTCATAGTCCAAGTAGCATCTTTTTTCTTTGTCTTAAAAAACCTCATCTGAATCTCCATAATGTTAAAAATGGGTGGCAGTCTGAAAAGACTGCCACCCATTTAGCCTGTCAAATCTCTACTTTACAAGATCAAGATAAGACGGAAAGGCTGTGAAGGCAGAACCACCATCAAGGAGTACCTTAGCTTGTTGATCTTCATTCTGAAAACCAGTTGCAAGTCTAATGTAGTATTCCCATTGATTGGTGCGTGCGTGTCGTTCATTCTCAACAGTCATTCCCTCAAGGGTTAGCTGTGATAAAGCCCTACTGGTATCAACCCATAGTTGTTTATCATTAGCAATTTGATCTGATGGAACAAGAGTAGCCGTGTCCATATCTTCACCATTGATGTCCTTGTACCGGAACAATGGATCTGCTACGTTAGGGCTAGGCTTGAAATCCGAATCATCTTTGACCCTAATACATTCAGCTTCATTAGCCAAAATAGCATTAGGTCGATACATGGTTTGCATATATCGAGTTGATAGTCTGATGATATCCTTATGCTTGATCTTATTGGTGGTATTATATACCCCCATTACACCAGCAGGATAACCACTATTAGGAAGGTCACCATTGAGTAAGGTTAGAATAGCAAGATCAGATAATTGATTACCCAGTCTCCATCCAATCTGCTCAAGAGTTCTTTCCAAAATAGGATACCGAACATACTTAATGACATCTGCATTGATTGGAACTCGAATACCACGTCGATAAATCTTGATGGTACGTTCCGAAAAGTCAATCGTGACTTCTGGCAAGTTCTCCGCTTCACCAATGTCTTCCATCAGAAGCTCATCACCTGAGTATAAAACCTCTGGTAATTTTGCTTCTGGTAGGTCAACTGCAATGTTGCGTCCGCCAGTAAGTAATCCAAACCTTGGAGCTTGAATCATAGCCCTAAATACAACGTCCCTGATGACTTCGGGAATTAAGAACCTACGAGAGTCCCCAATAGAAGTATCAAGAAAGAAGGACAGGGTATGTTTTTTCTTGTCAAAGCCAAGCTTCTTAAGTAGAATATCAAAGGTATACTGGTCACCATTACTGGTCACATGTTGGAACTCTTTGAAATACTCATCCACTCCCCAGTCAATTCCTTGACGTCTCTTTGATGCAATTTCAATACCCATATGCTCAAAAGAAAGTACATCATGTCCATACACAGTACCAGAATTATCAATTTTGAGATTAGGAGCTAAAAGATCCTTGTTCTTCAAAACAAAATTTTCACTTTCTTTGCTGTTGTAGTCAACACCAACCATTTGAGACACCATTTCACCAGTATCTTCTTGCTTGACATCGCCCATTACAGCGGCACCATAATTACGTCTTGTAACTAAACCATCTGCTTTATTATTGATGGGATCAAGCCCTCCAACAATCAGGTTTTCTAGTTTTTTGCCCATCTTACACACCCCTTCCAAATACTAGCACATCAAGCGTAGCCGCTGATGCTGCATTTGACATCGCAATTCCAAATTTGGAACCATCGGGATACCCAAAACCGCCAGTCAAGGTAGCCGCACTTACAGCCATAGACTGTGCAGCATCCGTGGTTGATTCGGTCAACGTAATTGCATTATCCAATGCTCCCCGTTTTCCACTCACCGTCACCACATTAGTAGTTGCAGAAGCAAAAAGCCCTAGAGCCTTGAACCCTGAATCTGCATTCAAAGCTACTGCCATTGCCGTAGCTGCTGCATTAACGGTCTCAGTAGTCACTACAAGAAGTATTGAAAAACCTCCAATAGTGATTGTGTGAGTTCCGCCTGTAGCGGTTGTGGTAAACGTTATGGTTCCACCTGCATCCGCAAATACTGGTAGAAACGTGTATACTTTTCCATCCGAGGGCTTCAACATAACTGGCGCACCACCCTTGATGATTTCACCAGCAACCTTATTTTGACGATAGGAGGCCATAGGCTCGATGGTCGTCTCATTAGGTTGTTGGAGTAACCCCGTAGTAGGAACTCCCACCAAACCAGCGATCTTATCAGAAAAGTCAACTGGTTGCATGGCTGAGCCAGTGCCTAGTTCCAATTCCACAAAATCATTACGGCTTGGAGTAAAGCCCGACTTGACTACAATACCCTCACCAGAAGGATATTTGTATTGTTTTTGACCACCCATCATTACTCCTTTGCAATAGGTTTCAAATTGATTGTATCACCACTGCTGTTCAACGTCAACATAGACCCTGTACCATTAGAGGTGCGACCAACAGACAGTTGGCCGTTAGGTAATTCACCAACTTTGGACTTTGCCATAGTTAGATATAATTTTAATTGTGCAATATCAGTCGTATCATTGATGATATTCATTTCTTCATCCGACTTCATATTAGCTTTTATGAATGTGTCCTTAACATCTTGCTTCAATTCACTGATGAATTGTTTTCCAAGTTTAATCATTTTACTTGCTTCTGTAAAATCATTCACTAAACTTAGTATGATTTGACTATTCTCTTCAAACACTCGAATTTTCTCATCTGCGAGTTCCAGCTTTGATTTGCTCTCTTTAAGCTCAAGAGATACAGTTGATAACTCGTCAGTGGACTTGTCGAGTTGCTTTTTGAACTCAAACACGCTATCATTGGATGCTTGTGTGCTTTGGTCTTTTGCAAAAGGGTCAGCACCCAACCAAACTAAGCTAAATTCTTTGATCTCCAATATATCAGTGACAACAAATCTAACCAGCTCTCCATCCACTTCTGTTCCAAGTAACCAGTAGAAGTCCCAAGGGTCTTCAAATTCGTGTGAAGGAACAGACTCAAAATTTATCCCTACTGAACCTGAATCAATAAGTCCTTTGGCGACTTTCTTCTTTTCAGTTGCACCAAATTCCTCATCTATAATAAGTTCTGCATTCACACCACTGGGGATAAAATCTTTATCATCCTCATTACCACGTGCTTCATCAAAACTTGCAACTCCCACTGTGCCAATAATTGAATCAATAGTGTGGGTGTGGTCTTTCATCAGCTTCGTATGGGAGAATAAATCAATATGCTTTTCAAGGCTTACTTCTGTAAAGTCATAAACCTCTTGAACGGTGGTGTTAGACAGCATCCGAAAAACAGGACGCTTGGTTTCTGCGTCTCCATCTTCATTGTGTGCGTCTGCTTCAACCTCAGATTTTTTACTTATGGCTATACCACATTGAAGACTACTGGCTTTCAACACAATGAACTGCTTCAAGGAAGTGTTGTCCGTGTATGCCTTCTTTATGCCAAACTTCTCAATGTATTCTTGAGCTTGCTTTTTTGTGACTTTCTTCCTTGTTTTCATTTTTTATATCCTCCAAGATACTAACATCAACAATCAATTCAAATCTGGTTTTCCCTGGCTCAATCTGTGGCTGTGATATATTCATTTCCTCAATAAGTTTCTTTGACTGTTCTTTTGAAACAAATTTACGTTTTCTCTTCATATCTAACTCCAAACCCATCTACGTTTTTCTTTACTGAACTCAAAAGAAACATTATTTGAAGTGGTTTTGGCACTATCATTCCCAGATGAGTCAGAAGATTCATCTGGCACAATTGGACCTGCTGCTGCTGGTCTATCATACCCCATTTCTCTTGCAGCTTGTACCTGATCAATAATACCATTGTCTCTCTTCAAAATAGTAGTTTCGCACCTTATTCTTTCTGCTTCTGCATCAACTTTAGCAGTTAAAGATTTTGGTGGCTCATATACGATGCCAAGATTCTTAACCCTTATGGCTGAGAACCTTAGCTGCATCATTATCCCTGTTTTCATAACAGTGGAAACAATAGTCATATAATGCTCTAACATATTAATGAATTTGTCATACACAACACCTGCATAAGTTTCGGTAGTTGAGTAGGTTCTTCCAAACATGGCAGGGTCTTGCTTAAATCCCGATATGATCTGCTCTTCCAAAACCTGCACTACCTGTTGAACACCTCTTGCATCACCAGCTACGGCATTATAATTCATCTCCATCAAGTCCCTGTATCCAAACACCATACCCTTGCTCATGTTGTCATTGAATCTTTTTGCCCAATCATCCGCATTAGTTTGTAGTCGTGTAGAGTAAGCCGATTCTGACTCACCAGGAGTCTTTGGAGGGGCATCTGCCATGACACTGACGAAGCCTAGTAATCCCAGCTTCTTTGTTATGTCATCTATGTTTTCCATTATATTATCTTGTGTCTGTAGTTTCTTCAAGATTGATATAAAAGGAGGCATCCCATAAGGACTTCCACCCACAGTTTCAAGAGGTACATACTTATAGGTTGGGTAGTCAAGTGACAATTCACCAGGAGTTTCTTTGGCTTTTGAGTTTCCAGGCTTGCCTAACTCCTTCATGGGGATCCATTGTATTGGATAATAACTCCCATCTTTTCTTGATTTGAATCTTATATCATCTATTGGAACTAAGACTGCTCTGTTGACTTTATTCTCTTCTTTGTTCAATACCCATTCAACAGAAGCAGCACCACCCCTGGCGATTTGTCCAATAACATCAAGACCAAGTCCCGCCCCACTTGATGGGTAAATCCTTTCCCAAAAATCATCAAACACTTCCCCAACCTGCATCGCCAATACTTCTTTCTGCTTATCGGAAGTATTGGGATAGAATTCAATATCAATTCTAGGGAGTAGGGTTGGTGTGAATTGTAAGTTTGCGACTGCCTGAGAAAAGTCGGAAAATGTCAAGCTGTAGTTCTCTAAGAACTCAAGCATTTTCATATCAAATGGAGGTAGGATATAGCTTGATGGCATTAACGCAGATGATGGAGTGGCAGGTAATAACTTATCAGTTGAAATCCGCTTATCTCTAGGTTTGGGTTTTTTCTGTATGAATTTCTTGTTTTTTACCATAATTATGATACGTGCATCACCAGACCACCACTGAATCTTTGCATAGTCCTACATTGTATAGCAAGACCATAACCTATCACTAGGTCATCAAGATAGCCGTCAGCCGCTTCCATTTGACCAGTCGTGTTGGTTATGTAAGTTTGGAATTGTTGAATAGCTTTGTTTGAAATTAGAGTTAGTGACCCGTCTTGTAATGCTTCTATCAGATCAGCTATCATTATTGGCTTGGTCCTGACATTCATAGGGAATCCTAAATCAGTCTGAGAAGACACATACTCATTCTTCCTTTGTATTTTGGGTCTTTGTTCCTTATACATATTCTGAATTGGGTATCCTTGGTCTCTTACACCTTTAACAGTAGCCAATCCAATACCAACATTCTCTATGCACAGATTAGCCAAATTGTACCATTCCCCAACCCTCACCACCAGAGTTGAAAATAAGTCTATGGAAATCTGACCCGAATACTCAAACACTGTCTTCATTGTGATGTCATCAAGTACGACTATTGTACTCTCATCGCCTGTTCCTGCCTTGCCCTTGGCTGTGTCCGCCCCCAATACATATTTGGAACTGGCATCAGGGTATTCAAATATAAGCATCTCATTAGATGCAAATTCTGAATTCCTCAAGACTTTTGGCTCACTCAGGGATGGACTTATCAAGTATGCTTCTTTCTGAACAGCCTCAATTCTTTTCATATAAGTGAGGAATGGATTTATTGGTAGATGTTCCACTGGGTTTTCTACCATGTCATCTTCCATGTTTCGCAGTGTAATCAGATCAAACACATTATCACCAGAGGTTAAGAACTCTCCATCTACTTCTTGGGCGCATCCTCTAGCCCCCAATGCTTCTCTTTGCTGGTCATACCATGCTTGATCCCTGTCGGGGTGCATTCTCCAATCCAGGAGTATTGGATTGAATCCATTCTTATTGGCTTTGGAATCTTGCCATACCTTATGATACCTATTACCAACTCCATTTGTAGTTGAAAATAAAATCATATCGCCCCCAACAGACAAGGTAGGAAATATGGCTTTCCATATCGCTTCCATGTGCTGAATGAATGCAGCCTCATCTATCATGGCTAATGACACACCTTCTGAACGCCCAGCATCCTCAGAGCTTGAAACAGATTCAATTCTGCTGCCATCACTCCATTCTATTTCTGTTTTTGTGCCATCATCACCCTTTTTTCCGTTGACAATCTTCTTCTTCATGTACTCTGGAAGGCTTCTATATATGAATTTTATCCTGCCCAAAAATCTTATGGCAGTTTTCTCTTTAATGGATATGATGAGTATGTTCTTGTAGCTTCTGAACAGGGCAAACCACAAAGCATAGACAGAAGCGCACCATGTTATACCCATCTGTCTAGGTTTCTTCATGACATTCAACCTACAGGTCCACCATGAGTACAACACAAACTCTTGGAACTTATACAAATCAAACTTCATTTTTCCACGCACAGGATCAAATATGTAGCAAAATTTTTTGGCAAAATAAATTGGATTATCCCGACACTTTACCCACTCATCAAGTTGTTCTGTACTTAGGAACTGTGTCACTATTTACCCTTGGCCTTCATTTCCATGAACTTGTGGTAATCCAGGTTTTGGTTTCCTGTTGATTTGTCAAGCCCACTTCCATCTTTCTTGTCTAGGTACTCTATGGCTTCTGTTGAGGTAAGAGGTCTGACTCCTTCTCCTAGCTGTTCAAACATGTCAAATATTGGATTGGTCTTAGGATTCTGAGTGCCAAACACTGTTCTTATTATATCCATCTTCCTGCCTAGAAATGAGTTCTTGGTGTTAAGTAGTGAGTCAAAAGAACGGATTAACATGAATCCCTCTTCTGTGGCAAATGATCCTTCATATGCAATTATTTCATCCCTGAGCTTCATCAACACAGGGTATAAATCTGCCATACTTCTTTCAACATCTGATGCAACGAGACCAAGTTGGGATGATGCGAATTCAGCTCTACCTGTTTGTGTCATGTTCAAGCTAACCTGCTTCTTCGCAAACACAACCATAGCTTTACATTGGTCTATAGTTATGCCTAGATGCTCGGCTAGTTTTACTTTATTCATCCTCTTTCTGGCATAGGTTCCACCAGACAAATACCACTCAACCACCTTTGATAGATTCTCAGTCATCACTTCATCTTTTGTCTCAACTACCATTTCAGTAGTCTCAACCACACTTTCACTTATCATATTTTTTATTTTTTCTAAATCCATAAGTATTCCTTTGGTCTAAAATTACAGACCAATGCAACAACCAAACGATATCATATTTGAGTTTCTGTCAAAAAACCACAGACAGACATTAAAGAGGTTGGCGTATAATTGGAATGTAAAGAAAGGGGGATCGAGTGGACCAGGAGTTGTGTACCACATCATAAACACTTACACATTTGAGGGAACTAAGTTTTACACCTGTAAGTACACATCTAAAAAGCTGAAACATTTCATGTTTAACTACGAAACCCCAATAAATGAGAGCCTAATACTGATGCTATCTAATGCGCTGAATGACATGATAAACTCGGGTCTGTCCAAAATCAGAGTCAAATTAGTGTGTCTTGACGACCACATGACAGCATGGTACAACACATTGATATATGACAATAGTGGGGTAACTAACAACAAACACCTAGTATATGATATAACAAGTAAAATTAGAATTCTTTTGGATAGAGGCGTACTAATAAGAATGCAGACATCAAAACCATCAACCATCAAATCTGTGGACATGGTATGGGGACACATAAACTTAATGAGAAGCAGGGGGATAACAATTATCCTCAATAAAGACCCAAACACTTTAGGGGATTTACATTCAATGATGAACAACGCTGGAACAATAGATGAAGAGGTAGTAGAATGGGGAAGAAATCAAGGAGTGTGACCAGATGGAATCCAAACAGACTTATAGTTGGTGGGATTCCAACTAATTATTGTAGGGAACTATTCAAGTCAATTTCTCCTTCTATAAATGAGCACCTGTGCAAGAATACCCTAATAAAATACCTTGGGCTGTCATACATAGATTGGTGCTTAATTCCTTGGATTTCAATCATAAGACAGCACGACCCTAAAATATACAGTGAAGTCTATAAGATGAAAGCCATACTTACAGAACATAGTGTATGGAGATGGTGCTCAAAAGATTTTGAAGAAATGTCCAAAAACTCTAAATTCAGTATAGAGCAACCTGACCTAATAGAATTCATAAGGGAGAATTGCAGAAGATGAAGATACAAATGAAGTACCTTTTTCGATTGAAGAAGGGTCCAAATCACTATTTCTATGACATTAGGTCTGGGAATGATGTGTGGTTTGCAGTGGTGGTACTACAGGTTGGTTCTAAAAGGGCAAGGTGTTATCTCACATTCCATGAATTTCAGAGAGACACAGGAGCAAGATTGGTGGATATAGATGAGATAGGAGTAATTTAATGAATGAATATCAAACAGTAGTCAACATGGTTAATACCTCTTCCAAGAATGGGAAGATCGCAATAGCCAGATTAGATGAGCTTGAACGTATATTACAAAACTGGATGAACACCACAAACTCAAAAATATCCAACATCAGCATGGAAACAAGGACTCTGGCTGGTAGAATGGATGCGGAGAAAGACCCAACTATGCCTATACCTACAAAAGAGCTGCTAGATGAATTGTTCAAATGCGCTGTAAAAGACTTGCCAAAGAAGAAAGCAGATATGATTGAGTTCTTAAGTGAATTCACATTTGCATTCTTTAATGAGATGATGCGAGAGAAGACCACAGATGATTTTGAAGTGTTGATTGGTGAAGAATATATATTCAATGTATCTGAATCACTCAATGATCCAACAGTGAGTGTGCAAGGTATAGTCATCGAATCTGATGGTGTGTCATACATCATAAGAAGAACAAGTGATGGAGAGGAAAGATACATATGGGCAAGATTTCTCAGATCAGTGGAAAAACCAAAGCCAACCAAAGTCAGGAGAACCAGAAGGAAAATGGCATCCAAGAAAAATCCTTAACTAAAGAACTGATGAGGATGATAAGAGAAAAACACCCAACTAAAATTCTCTTGACATATGAAAACTCTCCAGACTATGACTGCGTAGACATAGTCTGGAGAAAGAAATAGTCCTTGCAACTCCAACGTTGGTGGGTTATAATAAGCACATAAACAAAGGAGAGCAACAATGACTGTATACATCAGTTCGGTTAGGAAACCAAAATTATTCGCCAATTCCAGAATGGAGTTAAGAAGATTTGCAATAAGACTCAAGCTAGAAGACTCAACTATTATAGAGGATTTTAACTTCTTTCACATACCACTATCTATAGAGGAAGCTAAACAGTCCATTAGATATGGGGCTAAACTTGTCCACTGGAAAACTCTATTATCTGCAATCTGTACGATGAAATCCATCATTGCACCTGAAAGGGTTGGTGGACCACTGAGGCAATGGAGCGGTTTCTTCGAGTATGATAATTCTGTCAGAACGAGAGGCAGAAAATGAAGAATAAGATGGCATCTTACCACGATGATAAATACCCTGACCCTAACTCATGTAGTATAATTGAGGAAGAGGCAAGGGGCATCGAATTTGAAATGGAGATAGATGAACTGGGTGAAAGAGTTGTCAGGCTGGAAAAGACAGTCACTGACTTAGTTAGATTCATTTCCAGGAACCTGAAATACACCCCTAAATCTTGATGTCTTCTCTAAAAGGCATCCTAATACAAAACCACAGAAATCATTACAATAAACGCTAATAATGCTTGCTATTGTGTGGTTGGGGCGTTATAATAGCTTTTTTTACAGAAAAGGGAGAATATATGCAGTATTTGACGTGTACTCAAGCCTCAGGTATGTTTGAAATCCCTGGGTACAAGATCAGAAGATATGTTAGTTATGGATTCTTAAAGCCAGTTTCACGTAAAACCAGGACGATGGTATTTAATGAAGTGGAGTTGAGGTATTTATATATATTCAAAAAACTGGAAGAACACTTCACAATACAAAAGATCAGAATGGAATATGTGAATAAGATAAGAGGAATGATAAAACCAGATATTGAGTTTATGAACAACAATAACATATTGATCCTAGATAATAATATACTAGTTTTTTCAGGTGACATGGTTTGTGATGAAGGGTTTAACTACATAAAAATTGAAATTCCAACTGATTTTGGACAAAAGGTGGAGGAGAACATGGGTTATAATAGAAGAAGAACAGAAAAACAGAAGATAGAGATGATAATGAACTGTGTTCCAAAGACCAGTTTTATCTCCACAAGTCAGATATCCAATAGATTACCAATGTGTCAAGAAACAATAAGAAGACAGCTTGGTAAGCTACAGGAGGAAAATATCGTTGAACTGAAAGTAGAGAAGACAATTTTATATTGGAGGAAACTATGAGTAGAAACATGGATGAATTGAAGAAGGGTAGAACTTGTGCAGTTAATCAAATACTAAATACAAAAAACTTGCTCAAACAACTTGAGTATGAGTTGAAATGGTATGAGAATAAATAAGTAAACTACAGGAGGAAAACAATGTATGACAAAGATGATATGAAGGAAGTATTTGGTGGAGTAGATAAACTATCAAAAGATATTCTACAATCCATGCAAAGCATGACAGACAAAGAGGTCAAGTTTCTTGTTCAAACATATTATATAATACAGGAGACTAGAATTCAAGTCAGCAATAGATACCAAGCTCTATTGAAGGAACAGATGCCAAATCAATTCTGGACTTGGGCTTTTAATGAGTTTGAGAAATTTGAGAACCAGATCAAGAAAGCTTTGAAGAAGTGGGTTGAACAACAACCCATATGGACAGAATGGGCTGTTAATGTTAAAGGACTTGGTCCAATCATAATCGCTGGAATGGTAGCCTATGTAGACATAAACAAGATCAACAGCGCAGGACAACTTATATCATATGCTGGTTTAGTTCCTGGACAAGAACGAAAAAGGAATGAAAAGATAAAATGGAATCCTGATGTCAAAAAATTGTGCTTCAATATAGGAGAGGTATTTGTCAAGAGCAGTAACAGCTTTTACCAAGACATCTATAGACGTAGAAAAGAATATGAGATTGGGAAAAATAACAACTTTGATTATAAAGATCAGGCAAAGGGAATACTAAGGAAAAAGACATTCAAAGACACAAACTGTCCAACCTACAAAGCCTATGCCTCTGGTAAACTTTCTGATGGACATATACACATGAGGGCGAAAAGGTATGCAACAAAAATGTTTTTGAGTCATTTCTTTGAAGTTTACTATACCTTGTCACATGGGAAGCCACCACCAATGCCATATGTTATTGACATTTTAGGACATAAGGATTATGTGGCTCCACCTGAATGGATTAAGGCAGAAGATAATCCTCGTTCTCAACCTGGGTGCAGAAATGAATATAGTAGGGGAATGATTGTGTAGTCATGATACAACAATACTCACTAAAGCTAACGAACTAAGGAGTCATATAATATCCAACATTAAGAAGTGAACCACTGTCAAATATGGTAACCACAATACTTAATTGAGTCATCACAATGAATGACAACCATCTTAATAGAATGAACCATTATACGCATGATAACCACCTTCCATTGAGTTATGGAGGTATCACTGAATTGAAACATCATCGTGATGATAACCATACTGGGCAATAGAACCAGCGTATATGATAATTAAATTATTTAATGAGAGAAGGAGACAAAATGGATGAGAGAAGAAAATCTGAGAGAAGAGAAATGGATGATGCATCATCCATGATATGTCCTGGAAAAACAGTCAATTATTCAGAATTAGTATTTTGGGTACTTCTGTCTTTTGGGATTGGTATGCTTTTGGGATTGATATGCTAAGTATGAATGAAATAAGGCTGTTGTCAAGAGTTCTCGGCAAAATTGAAAACGTGACTAATTCAAAATCTGTCAAGGATGTACTCAGAGAAGTATATGGGACAGAGGTTTTTGAGTTGGCACGTAGTCTGAATGAAGTATCCAAACATAGTATGTGTGATTAACCATTTTCTATTAAGAATAACCACAACAGAAAATTGAACCAAATCATGTAATGATGCCCATATAGTGAACCACTAGACACATGATAACCAAAAATTAAGTGATTCATAGAAAGAATGATAACCACCTATTCAATGCTTTCATATGGAAGACAAATTTGTATGTGATGTAAAGGGAGACTGAAATGAAAGTGTATCAGTTGATTAAAGAACTACAGAAGATGGAACCAGAATCAGAAGTGGTGGTGATGCAGACCAAACGCAAAATCAGTCATGACAAAATTTCAGTGACTCAAAAGTATGTGACTCTTAAAAAACACATGATTAGTTTGATGTCGGTTATTAAAGGTAAGTGTAAGATTGGAATTGGAGAAGATTTTGAAGATGTGAAGCATGGAGTTAGAAGATTTTACCGCTAAACAGAGGAAGGAGTATGAAATGGGTGGATTAAAAGCTGGTGATAAGGTGATGGTTGGGAACCATATAACAAACTGTAACGAGGCTTGGTATTTTGTGGAACAAAATGATAAGATAGTGACAATGGAGAGAGGTAAAGGTAAAGGTAGAGAGGTTTTAGAGTTCAAGCATGTTGAATATGGTCATTATCAAAATCTCAAAATTGAAAAGGTGTCGATGAATCGAGAACTGATAATAAAAAAGAATGAGGAAGAGGATTCAACGATGAATGAAAAATTACCACCAATTCCAAAAACTACTGGAATAGGAGTTTCTCCACCAAAGTCTCATCATAATACATACAACTCATCACCTGTTTTACTTGAGGTATGTGATGATGATTTAAATGAGAAAGTATGTATGGATGATGAGATAAAGAAACTCAAGAGAATGTTGAGAGCATCGGGTGAATTATCGGATACTGTTAGATTGTTAGTGGGTGGAGTAGAGCCAATTATGGGTGCTAGAATCAAACCTGTAGATGTATATGCGCTTCGTGATGTGTTGGAGGATATACGAACCAAACTGGATAGGTATGATGCGTTGATATTGGATGGATTATGTAAGCACATATAATATTGATTGGAAGTGGAATCTATGGATATGGGATACATGAAGTTCATGTAGGAATGACACTAATGATTTGATAAGTGAGCTGAAAGAATGCTTATTACACGGTGCAGAACATACCTATGAGAGACACAGAAACACATGATCCAGACACTGAAATACTTTTAAGGGTCGAACCCACTGCTGAATAAAATGGATCGTAGGAATACACATTATTGCATGAATGGGATGAATAAGACCGTTAAAAGGATGAGGGAAAATTGGATAGGATGCTTGATAAAATGAAAGATAATGGGGAATTTTTCAAATTTTTTGTTTTATTTGGGTTGTAAATGAGATTGAAGGAAAAATGGGAGAAATTATTGTTTCTGTGTATTTGATTGTCATGATTAGTATTGTTTTCACTGCATCAATCATGATACTGTTCATGGGTGTCTGATGGTTTGGGATTTTTGGGATTGTATGGTTTGGGATTTATTGATGGTTTGGGATTTATTGATGGTTTTGATTCATTCATCATTGATGGTTTGGTATGGTGGTATGGTGGAATGAGATTTATTGATGGTTTGGTGTGTCTCATTTGGGATTGTATGGTGTATCTCAT